TTCAATTGGAACTGTTGAGTTAGCGCTCAAATACAAAATGATTTCATAGTCCTGTTCATTAGTTCAGGACTTTTTTATATGCAACAAGCTCAAGACAATGTTTTAGTAGGAATCGCAGAACCTATCAATGGTCAGGGAGAAAACTTATTAATTGATCATTTCTTAGGATATGCAAGCCATGAATTAGAACCACAAGAAATTGATAAAGTTATTAAAGGGGAAGTGGTTGAAGGCATCACGGAATATGCTCAGGGCCATTACTATAAGATTTCAGCAAATCCTGAAAACCAAAATGCAAAAGATTTTGAAATCAGTATTCATTTTCAGGATGGCCCAATTCCAGGACATGGGGTGAATGGGGTTACTAGTGAAGCATTGTTAAAAGTACTTATTCACCGTACTAAAACCTTGGATGAAAAATTTCCGAGTGAGTTCAACAAACAAGCCATTATTTATATGGAAAGTGCGCTAGAAGAATTTAATAAACGTACAGCTGAGCGCCGTGCTCGTGGTGTTGAAGGCACACTTGTTAAGTAATGGGGTGATGTATGCGTTTAAGTATTTTTTGTCGAAAGCGTGGTTGCTCTCAATTAATTGACTTATCTCAAATGGATTGTTTGCAAGTCTCCCAAAGTGAACATAGAGGCGGCATGGTTAGTGAAAGCTTTTATGACGTTTTTATCTCACTTAAAAGTGGATACATCTTTGATGCAACCATTGAAGATAAACAGCATGACAAGCTATTGGAATTGATTGAGTTTGATCAAAAGATTTGATTTGGAACTGATTAAATTTCAACTGTAGAACAACTGAAACAATAGCCTCAATCACAGCATTGGGGCTTTTTTATGGCTAGCAAAAATAGAAAGACAAAAGTTCTATCTTACAACTTACATGACCGATGCCGTAAATATACCGGTGTTGATCGAAGTAATGTCGATGTTGATGCAATGGTCAACTTGATCAACAGTGACCATGTACAAGAAATGGTTGCTACTAATTCATTACAAGGATTTTACGGTCATCAAATTCGACAGCGCTATGGTATGGTGCCGCCTGAAACGGTGATCATAAAAGGTAAAGTTGTATATCTTTCACGGGCGTTTAAAACAATTGAATTACGTGCTTCAAAGGATGGAACAGTTGAGCACCGAGAAGAGTTTTATGATAACGAACCTGGTGAGATAGCATTACAAGATTATAAAGCCCAAGCGGGTGGTTTTAGCACTTCAGTCAATTACAAGAATGTCGGTGGCCGTTTAATACCAACAGGTTTTTTTGGTTTTGATTTCGTTGCGCAACCAAATTATGCAAGTAATGTTGGTGATGGTCAGTTATTTGATGGTTTATTTGTTCCTGAAGAGCCAGAAGGTATTGTTTCTTGCTTTGATAGCGCAACAGATATTTCACAGTTATCACAACCTGAAATTATTATTGCCCAATTACTTGAAGATCAAATCTTACAGACCTACGACAATATCAATAGCCAACTTCAACTTTTAAATGAGTTAGGAAATGCTCAAGGCTTAGTAGGTGAACTCTCAGAAAAAGTTGATAAACAGAAACGCCTGCAACAACTTAGAGAAGAACGCAAAAAAGAACTCTATACGGGTTTGGTAAATCCGGTGAAGAGCTTTGATTCAGTTCAACAACATGCTGAACAAATTCTGCAATCCATGGATCAGCCAAGTGTAAAAGAAAAAGCTAAAAAGCCGAAAAAGTCTTTTGGCAGTATCTTTAGTGTATGGGGGTAATAATGAATTACCCCAACGATTCGCTTAAATGCATCCAAAACGCTTGGTATAAGCAGCTTGTCAATTTTCGTGCTTGGTATATGCCTGAGACCCAATTAACGGCTGACTGGAAGTTGAGAGCCATTGGTAACGCTATAAAAGCATGTCCGTCACGGATGATGGACGATTCAGAAGCAATGCTTTCTGAATATAGAAAAAGCCAGAAGCATGAGGAAGAATCCAAAGTGATTTTACCTGTAATGCTTACTGCAACAGCGTTAACTGACCAACCCCCTGATGTAAATCAATTACTACCAGTGCCTGATTTTATTGAAACGGTCATTGATGAGAAACGGGTGAAGGTTCGTCTGGTGCCAACAACTGTACGTGCTCAAATCGCTTTCTTTGCCACCAATCCTAATGATCTGCGTTCAGTCATTGGGCAGTTTTGCGCATACATGTCTAGCAGCGATAACCGCCGTTTTAATGTGCCATTTCAGCAATGGAATGATCATGTTGTTAATTCAACATTCACTGTTTTTGAAAATGAACTTTTTCCATCACCAGTCCCAAGCGAAGCAATCAATCTTTCTATCTCAACTGTAGATATTCAGCTTGTGGGTTATACACCTAACGTTATCGGTTTCGGTGGTCCATTCGACAACAACACAGGTAATGGCTATGAACCTGACGGCTCAGCAACGGAACAGCCCGCAATCAACGACAAAGTTGTAGTGCAAGCTGATCAGTACACATCACTCGATCACCAGCGTGTGAAGGGTGATAGAGAAACAGGTGAAATTACAGTTGAGCGTATAGATGACTGACTTAATCGATAATGCACAAGAAAGTGCTGATTATTTATTGCAGCAAGAAATTGCAAACCGATGCCGTTTTGAAGGCGAATCTGAAAAAGAATGTGTTGAATGTGGTGAAGAAATACCAGAGCGCCGCCGTGCTTTAGGTGGCGTGAAATTCTGCATTGAATGCCAAACCAAGTTAGAACGCAAACGGCGCTAAGGATAAATGTAATGTCTGGAATTATTCGTATAGACAGCCGTGTTGCTGGGTTTTCGGATCAACCAATTCGACTTATTGGAGCGGCATTTGCTGATACAGGTGAGCTTGTTATTCAAAAAACAGCTGTTTATTCAAATTTGCCCGTACCAAGCGATTTAAGAGATCAAACAGTTGTAGTAACTGACTCACCGGATCAAGTACAGAATTGGCAATTAAGTTTCAATGCTAAAGAGCACTTAGAAGAAGTGATTTCAATTTACCAAGCTCGTTTCAGAGCAAAGTTAATTGAAATTGAGCCGAAGCTAAACCAGTACAACCCTAAAAACGTACTTGAAATCCGTAAGGTCGATAAAAACGGCCTTCAGCAAGAATTTGATAGCAGCAGCTTAAACAATGGACACATTGCAATTCTATTAGCTGTTTGGGCTAGTACGAAAATTGCCAAAGGCTTTTCAATTACTGAAGGGAATCAGTTTGAAGAAGATGCTGTAGATCCAACAATGCTTCCTTTTTCAATCTTTTAAGTAATGGTGTTTTTACGGTATGGCTTTGGCACCATTAAAAGAAATTCCCGAATGGTGGGAACTTTGTGAGCGTTATCGATACGACATCTATGCTTTCGCCGTAGAAGCATTAGGTGTCGAACCCACATGGCAACAAGAATTACTTTTTGAATCTATTGCATTTGATGGTAGCCGTACTTCAGTTGCGTCAGGTCACGGTTGCTTTGGAAAAGGGACTTTAATCAAATTAGCCAATGGGGACTTCATCCCAGTTGAGCGTATTAATTTAAATCATAAGATTCTAGCTGCAGATGGAAAGACAGAACTAGATGTAATTAAAACAGTAACCGGTTATCAGGAAATGTTCCGGTTTGAATATGAGAATGGTAAAGCTCATACATTCAATAAATCACATATTCTTTGCTTAATTTCTTTATACGATGGTAACGGGTGGTCAAAGGGCGACAAGATTGAATTGCTTGTTTCTCAATATATGAACCTTAAACCTGAAAGTAGGGAACAGTTTGCATCTTATAGGCTTATAGATGGGGAACATAAGCCTTTAAAAATTACATCGGTTACTGAGCTAGGTGAAGGTAAATATTACGGTTTTGTACTCGATCCAGATCCATTTTTCTTGGGTGAAGATGACTTAGTACTTCATAACACTGGTAAAACGGCCAGTGCCGGTATTGTTGCCTTATGGCATCTCTTGTTTTTTGATGAATCCATCATGATGTTTACTGCTCCGCAGATTGGGCAGTTAAAGAAACAAGTCTGGAAAGAAATCAGTATCAATCTAGCACGATTGAAGCAAGGGCCTTTGGCTTGGCTTGCTGATTATGTTGGGTACCAGTCTGAACTCGTATACATCAAAGGCTATAAAGAAAAATGGTATGTCTTTGCGAAGACAGCACCAAAACATCAACCTACAAACTTAGCTGGTAACCACGGCGATAACTACATGGTCTGGGTCGATGAGGCCAGTGGTGTAGATGATGCTGTACTTGATGTAGCTTTTGGTGCCTTAACGCATGAAGACAACCGTGCAGTAATGACCTCACAGCCTACCCGTAACGCGGGTATGTTCTATGAGACTCATCACAAGTTAAGTCATCGAGCTGGTGGTGTTTGGATTGCACTCACATTTAACGGGGAAGAGTCACCACTAGTTAGTGAACAATCCTTACAGGAACAACGGCAAAAATACGGCAGCAGGGAAGATGCTCAGTATAAGATTCGTGTACTAGGTGAATTCCCAGACTTATCAGATGAGTTCTTAATCACGAAGCGTCAAACCGAAGAAATGTATGTTGGCGCGAGTATTTTTGATGACCATCAATTCGGTTATGTCATTACTGTTGATGTTGGTGGTGGTGTTGGCCGTGACGATTCAGTAATTGTTGTTTCTAAAGTTTGGGGTGAAGCGCAATGGGGAGAGCGCGCACGCCGTGTAGAAGTTGTAGATATTCCATTATGCAAAAACAGAGATGATATCTTAGAACTATTTGCAAAGATTAATGAGCTACTTTTACAGTACCCAAATGCTAACTTGGTTGTAGATGATAACGGGGCGGGTAAAGGTTTAGGCCAATACCTTAAAAAGCAAGGTATTTTCTACGTTCCTGTTTATTGGGGCTCACAATGTTTTAGTAATGACAATAGAAAAGAGTTTACAAATAAACGGTCGTTAGCTTATGTGGGCTTAGCTCGAGCAATCGCAAGTGGCCGTTTTAAAATAAAAACGAAGAAACACAATGTGAAAATTAAAGATCAGTTAATCCACGTTCCATACCGTTTTGATGACTTTGCTCGTTATAAAATCTTAAGCAAAGACGAAATGAAACGGATGGGAATTAAATCACCGGATATCGGTGATGCTTTTGCTTTCTTATTCTTGGAAAACGTTCACTACACTGAAGCTTACGAAACTGTAAATGTCACTGACGATACACCGGAAGGCCGTGAACAAGCTGAACGTAAGTCAAGATTCAGTGCTTTAAGAGAAGCAGCTGAAAAAGAAAATGATTAGTTATATGGAACTGCCCACTTAAATACATATTCTTCATAACTACCATAGATCAATAAATCATATGGGTGGGTTATGGCTATTAACTTCTTTTTAACTGACGCAGGTCGGAATGCATTAAATAAAGTGGGTGATGTTGCTAGCTTTGGTGGGGAACTTACCCATCTTGCTGTTGGTACCGGCAAATTTGATGCATCAGTAGAAGCGAAAAACCTAACTTCTCTTAAAAATGAATTAGCTAGATTTTCTCTTAACGGCGGTGGTGTAGATACAGAAACGGGTACTTTGCGTTTTGTAATGAGTATTGAGCCCACTTTAACAATGGAAGTGTTTGAGATGGGTATTTACCTATCAGATGGCACTTTACTTGCGGTGGCCTCGACTACAGCTGCTCAATCAATCATGTCTTTACATGCAAACGTAGTAGCCATTGTTACATTTGGATTTGTTTTAACTGACGTTAATTTAAAAAACGTAACTATCAAGATTGATCCAAATACACCAATTGCTGTGATGTTGATGAATCAGCATAGTGCAGATGAAGACCCACACCCACAATACGGCGCGTTAATTCGTAAGCTCATGACTGAACATAATCAGCATGAGGATCCGCACCCCCAATATGCATTTGAAAAAGATGTAAAAGCCAAAGACGATGATTTACAACAACAGATTGATGATCTAGGTCTTAGTTCCAAAAATTTGTTACAGCAGTTAATCGATTTCAAGAAAAACTTAGATGCTCAATATCCAAAATTAATTGGAGCAGGTGTAAATATTGGTAGCTCAGCCACAGTTGAACTAGGTGGCAAAGTTACTGATTTACGTGATTCAAAGTATGCAATCTATTTAACACCAGAAAGCCCACATGAAGCATGGAAGCTTACCCGTGCTGAAAAGGGTTTTTCATATGAAGTTTGGGACCGCTCAGGTCAAAACCGGATAGGGTATTCAGGTACTGTGAATTGGTCCGTTGTTCAGGTAGCTGCAGAAACACTAAACGATGGAAACGGCGATTACACAGTCCCAGGTGTTTATATCATTCCAATTCAACCGAAAGAACAAAAAGAATTCATTTTGGTTGGTGCTGGTGGTGCTGGTGGTGGCAGTGTCTGGGAGTTAGGAGCATTGGCACATGGGACCAGTGGAACAGATACACGCTTACGTTTAAATGAACTTGATTTGGCGGTTGTTGGCGGCGGTAAAGGCGGTACCAGTGGTCAGTGGTCGAATGGTAGTGCTTTCTCAAATGGTGCTGGTGGTTTAGCAGGTGTAATCACTGTGACATCAAACATAACCGAAATTTCACGCAAGCTTGGTAACGCTGGTACAGCTGCAAACCAAACAAACCACAAAGGCGGCGCATCAGTAAGTCCAGTATCAAACTGGGGTGCTGGTGGTGATGGTGCTAATGGTGTAGGTGATGATGGCTGGGCACTTGGTGGTGGTGGTGCAAGTGGTGGTTTACTCATTTGCCGATATGTGAATTCAACCGAAAAAACTCAGTATATGACTTTAGTTGTTGGTGAACCTGGTGTTGCAACCGAAAGTAATGGTAACACTGGTAAAGCAGGTACTGGTGGCTTTGCTCGTGTAAGTACTGTTAAAGCTTAAATAGGTAAAACATTATGAGAAATGATTATCGAAATGCTATTAGAGACTTAATTCACCGGAATCTTCAACAAAATAATATTCAGAATCTGATTGTTTGGGAAATCAAAGACGATGAATCTCAAGATCCATCACTGTTGAGTTTGAAATTATATGGTTCAAGAAACCATATTGATGCAGTACTTGTGGCGTGTGGTGTGAACGGCGTTTGGGAAAAGTTACCTCTTAATAAGGTGGCTTTTCCAAGGCTTGTTGATCTTTTAAGACTTCAAAAAGAATACTTGCAGGATAATTAAAATGTCAGCATTCAAGCCAGATGATTTACGCCGTGCCCAGCTGCAATTAAACCAGTCTTTGCAAAATGGTGGAGTTCGTAGAGATCAACAGAGCCGCCAGCGTGCAGATAGAGAACAGCGGGCATTTGCAGAAAAAGAAATTGAATATGATGATTGGGGACGAAAGATCCCTAAACCTATGTTCTTGCGACCACAAGATATTGCCCAAGGGGAAAAATATGATGTCGAAAGGGTACTTTTTACAACATTAGGTCAGCGAAATGGAGAAGTACCACGGCGTATTACCCGTGATGATATCTTGGCATTTCAGGAAAACATTCAACTATTAAAAGATCAGTATAGTAAGGGTATTACCCCTCAAAACATCATTAATTTAAGCCGACAAGACGATATTGACCGGGCAAATGAGCAAATCTATTTGGCGGTTCCAGTAAGCAGAAAAGCTGGTTTAGTTCACTTGCTTACTAATGCCGGACCAAATAGTAAAGTTTTAAATCATCACGTTGAGATTGAGTTTTCTAACTTTAAATCTGTTGTTTTTGATATCGATAAACAGGCATTAAACACCGTCAAAAACCGCTTGGCTAAAGGCAAAATCAAATTTCAGTGTGATTGCGAACGTCATACGTTCTGGTACCGCTATATGGCAACTATTGGCGGTTACAATTTAGGACGTGATGAGGGCGGCTTTCCAAAGATACGTAACCCGCATTTATCCGGTGTGGCATGTAAGCATGTATTGCGCGTTGTTAAGTGGATTAGTTCACCATCTGGGATTGCCTACCTTAAAAAGGAAGTAGAGAAAGACCGTAAAAAACAAGTAGGTGCACGGTATAAACAAACAGATAAGCAAATACAGAATTCAATTAACGAGCAAGTAAAGGATTTGATGAATGGTTCTGTTAAGCCAATCAAAGCCAATATCCAAAAAGCAGAAAAAGAAATGATGCGTAGAGCTGATAAAGTTGCCAAAAAGCTCTTAGAACGCGAATTAAAAACCCTCAAACGTTTTGAAGTGGAAACTGTTAGAGCGAGTCAAATTGAAAGAATTCAAGCCTTACATAAATCAGGCGCAATCGACAATGACATGTTAAATGTCTTTATGAAGGGTTTAAGTCGAAATGCTAAATAGATCAGTAAATCAAGTTGCAAATGGACGCCGTTTAGCAGCTAGACGTGTTGTGATGAATGCTCTAGCAAGTATTCCAGCGCAAATTTGGCGAAAAGAAGTAATTTTCAATAATCCGGCTGAAGATTCAAAACCTTTAGATCCTCTTTCTTTTGAAGCGAACACTTTATCGATTCAAGACGAACCCAACTACAAGTATGAATATAAGGGCGCTGCTTATGTTCATTTCGATAAATTTAATGGTGGTTATATTCAAAAGAACTTCTCAATGAATAACCCATCTGACTTGGTGCTAACCGCTCAAGTAGAGACATTCAATGAAGAATTGGATGATGTTTTGGAAAGGATAATCAACATCCCTGACTTGATTCTTAAAGAAGGTGATCTTTTAGGTTTAATGATTTATGAAAACCTAATGTTGTGGTTTGAGATTGTAAATATTACTGGTTTTAGCCTCATGGCAGATTTTGGCAGTAAGTATGTTTTAAACCGTAGAGATGATTTGTTTATTTCACCTATAGGTGATGGAGAAACTAAATGAGCTATTTAATTTTCAATGAAAAAGGTAAAAAGACAGGCGACATTGAAATGGCTGAACAATGTACTTCTGCAATATTCAATTACCAGGTAATCGGGAACGGGGCAGAAGTAGAGTTTTTCGGAAGCAATATTCCATATGCAGATCCGCAAAACGATTCTCACTGGGTGTCTATTCTTACATTAACAGCTGCTGCGCCCGATACTGAACCGTTTAGACAGCATTGCTGGGATAAGCTCCGTTATAAAGTGAAAGCAGGTGATAATGTGGAGATTTATGTTTCAAGTGGTGTAAGCGGATAGCTATATAAATAAAGGGCTGAGATGGTCCTTTAGCTACATTTTCTTTGTCCTCAATTTTGGGGACTTTTTTATGTTTGGAACCGACCAGTTTTAGTAAAAATACGCCATGTCAGACTTTCTGCATCTTACATAGAAAGCCAAAGGCTGGTTTAAAATGACTGTGTTAACAGAAGAAATTCGTAAAAAGTATGATGCTCAACAACTAGCTACTGTTCAGTGCCGAAATTACTATTTCAAAAGTCCTGAAGAGCTTGAAAATGGGTTTGACAGTGCTCAAACAGCGGCAGAAGAGTACCCAGAAGTATTAAAAGCAATTTTTGATTCAATTGGCATCGAATATGCGCCAGAAGTTGATAAAGCTGTGATGTTTGGGGTATCACAATATCAATCACGTCATGGAGGTGAATTACCGCATCCTTCAATCATTGCAGCTGCATTAACTGCTGGTTTAAGTGGTGCGAAACAAGCAGCTGCTTTGCCTGCCGAGACCCTTAGCTATTACGATAGTATTAATGAATCTGGTTTTGATGATGTAAATCACCAGCATCATGAATCTGTAAGCATCGTTCCAGCAATTACAGTTGCTACTATCGCCAACGTTATCGCTTATGCAACACCTATCGTTGCTATGATTCCCAACTCAAATGGCTCAAATGAAGTACCGATTGTATCTATTCGCTTTATCACCAACCGTGATTTTGGTGCAATGAAGAAATCAGAATACTTAGATGGTGCAAATGCTTCTAAGCCTTATGTTGAAGGACGATTCCGTTTTGCATTGTCTAATGGGGGCGCAGGTACAACTTATACTGTGACTGCACGAACTGGTTATGAAGACTTCAAGGCTAAAACACCTGACGCCAAAGCGAGTTTATTGCCATTTATTGCGGGTAATGTATCTATCAAGATCAATGGTAAAGAAGTTGCGCATACTCGAAATCGCAGTAAATCAAAATTTTCAGGCAAGATTTCTGCTATTGCTGAGAAAGACGTAGTAGTAAACGGCGTTGAATATCGTGTTGTTGGTAGCGAAATTGATATTTCAGCTAGCAAAATTAGCGTGACATTAAATGAAGCATTACCAGCTGGTGCGAAAATTGAAGTTCATCTTGTGGCGGATTTTGATGCGCGTGATGGCAATGATAACTATCTATTAACCCCAGTAGGTGTTGATTTCGAACCTGAATATGAAACATTGATTGCGTCACCTATCATGGCACGGGTAACAGCTTCAACACTATTACAATCTCAGCTAACTAACGAACTTAAGCTTGGTTTTCTGGGTCAGGCTTTAGCAATTGTTCAAGGTAAAATCTTCTTAGAACAAACTGTACGTTTATTAGGTGAAGCAAAAGATTTAGCTGAATACTCCGCTCGTGAAGTTACTTTTGATGCTTCTCGTGGTGTGACTGGAAAATTAGCAGCTGCATTTAATACTTCAGGTGACTTGTTTGCGGAAGTAAATAAATTTATTGCAGCGGCCAAATTGGATATTAACCAACGTACTGGTGGCTCTACCGTAGCATTTGACTTATATGTTGGCGATACTGGGTCAGTATTCTTTAATCAACTGTCAAGCGACAAGATGCCAGTTAAAACCGGATACACTGCTGGTTACGGTCAAATTGTCCGTATTGGTACTCTTGCAGATGGTACTAACGTTTACCACGCACCGTCAGCACAAGAGCTTGTAGCTGAAGCAGATACAGCGTTTGATATGCTTTTAGTTGGTCGTGGTAATGAGCCAATTCGTGCGCCGTTCGTTGGCTTTATTCAAACGCCTCTTTCAGTTATTGAAACTCGACCAGATGCGCGTGAATCAGTACTTACTTTAATCGGTGCTCAAGCAGCCGAAATGAACCCGTTAGAACGTTATGCTGATCAAAGCTATGTCATCCACTGTATCAATATGCCATCCCTCAAAAATTCGTAAGTAAAACAGATAAGGGCGCATTTAGATGCGCCTTTTTACCCTATTTATTGAAAGGAAAATCTCATGGCTGCAGCAACACAAAACACTGACGAAACTTTAGCTTCAACTGACGAACAAGCGACTACTAAACCAAAAAACACACGTAATAAAACCAATAAAACTACAGAAACACAGAATACCCAAGCTGGTGATGAAAAAGCTTCAGACCAAGGTGATTTGTTAAATAGCCAAGGTCCTGAAGACGGCGCATCTCAAGATGAAGGTAATAAACCTACTGATTTGAAAAATGGCGATTCAGATAATGAAGAGTCCAATACTCAAGAAAATGGAAATCCAACTGAAACATCGAATGATTCTGTCAAACCTTCAAATGATCTAGATTCTAATGGTGGTAAGTCTGGTGATGATGTGGGGAATGAATCGGATCATGTCCTTAAAGAAACTGATACTTCTAAAGTTAATACTCCCATTACGGATTTGTTAACAGTATCAGGTGGGAGTAGCGTGGATCCGCTAGTTATTAAAATTACTAATAACGGATTTTCAACAGTTTTAGAACCGTTATCACGTGTTGCTATTGAGGCAGGTAAAACAGCAAGTATTACGTGTCATAACCAAACATTTAAACATCAAGTACTGGAAAACTTACGTCAGTTGAAGGGGCTTGGTAAGAATCTAACTGTTGAGTAACAAGATGACTATTTTCATTATTGATGGCACGAACCCAATTATGGATGCTGTAGGTGATCATCCTACTGAACGAAGTATTACACTTCAAAATAACGGTTTAAGTGACATTACCGAACCATTTACACAAGTTTTGGTACAAGCTGGTCAAAAGGTCACATTCACTTTGATCGGTGACGAAGCTCATAAACAATTGCTAGATAACCTAGATCAAATTAATGGCTTGAAAGGTAATGTACTTCAAATTGTACCTACTGAGGCAGAAGAGCCTACAGAACCTGCTAGCGGATTATAAAATTTAGGAAATGAAAAACCACTTTCGAGTGGTTTTTTTTACATTGGAACTAGCCAGAAAATCAAAAATGCCAACGGCTCAAAATACTTAAAACAAATAGCCTTGGGCGTGTAATGTAATGAATATACTTGCTCTATCAAGTACAGGTGAGCTATCCCTTGTTGCAGGGGCCAGCCCATCACTAAAACTGGAATTTGATACTCACAGTTATCTTGCAAATACAGAAATCAATGTGGCCTTTTTTGCGAAAGTAACTAGCCCACGCGGTCCTGCAGATATTTCTATGCGTTTGGAAATACGTGATGCGGTAACAGGTGATCAAATTGTTACTGTTCAGGGATTAGTAGATGGAGACATTGAAAATTCTGCTTCTATTGTCGCTGTAGCTGATGCGAAAGAATATTTCGAGCGATTTGATTTATCGTTAGGTATTGATGCGTTACAAGCAATTCTCAAATCTAATGCTTATAACGAATCAAATAGCTTAGGTCGTGCATCAAAAACGTTGGCATTGGAAGACGAATCGTTACCGTCATTTAAACCAGATGAACTATATAAAATTCTGACAAGCCAATTAAGCACACCAGCATATCTGACTTTACCAAATCCTCATGATTTACCAATTTATGTTGCGGCTCAACGTGCAGCTACAAAATTACGTATTCCTTTGGATGCTGAAATCAACCCAACTTTTACAGCTGAGCAAGCAGCTCAATTTGCGACAAGCGTAGATGCTCAATCTCAGTTTGTTCAATTCATTTGGAGCCCGAACCTTTGCCGCCCATCTGATGCTGTCACGCTAAGAGGTCGAAAGGTACCAGCTTATTATTTGGGCCATTACATCGGCGATAAATTATTACGTAATGCAAAGTTAAATAAACAAGGCTTTGCGCCGTTAAAAAATGCAGTAGCTTGGAAAGATTATCCATTTACAGCAAAAAACTTAAGCCAGATGCCGAATATTGATCTTGAAGATGAACAGACTCAAGAAATGTTGGCTAAGGCTAAAGTAAATGTAGTTCGCCCAGTTAAGTTTGAAACTACATTATTTGTATTAAGTGATGTGCTTACGCAATACCAAAGCAAAAATAGTGCTTTGCGTTTAGTTCCCGCCGCGGAGATTTCGGCTCGGGTTACGAATAAATGTATCGAGATCCTGCGGACTTATATGTTCCAAGCTACACCGGACTATATCAAAAAAGCTGGTGATGACATTCAAGAGTTTTTAGAGGGCGCTTCTAGTGAGACAACCGGTTGGTTACAACCGGCTGAAGATCTAGGGGGTAAACCTTTTGAGTTCAGTTTAATACCTGACAAAGACTATCCATATGAGCGTGTACGACTCTATTTAGCCCATGGAGTTGTTGGTACAACTCGTGCCGCAATTTTTGATGACGACGTTTTAGTTAAATAATTTTAAGGATCTATCAAGATGAATCCATTCGGACCCACTACTGAAAAACCATTAACTTTACGTGCTTTTGATTCAGCAGCGGAGAATATTTCTACCGTTGTAAGTAAGGTTTCAAGTACTGATCGAGAACAGCAATCTGTGATTGAACAAGTACGACAAATTGCTCTGAACATTCTATCCGATACGGTAGATACAATCAGTGAAGGTAAGCTTGAAGAAGGTGAACTGGGCGTTGATCATTTAGACGCATTAATTGTCGATGCATTAGATGGTGCAGATGATGAAGAAGGTATCTATGAAAACGCTTTGATGGCGTCTCTTTCCGATGCTTTCTTAACATTTGGCGTTGACGCTTCTGATATTGAAGAGATCTTTAGTGATGATACAGAAGTTGCTGATGCGGCGTTAGAAGCAGCAGCCAATACAGTTCTTGCTAATATGCCAGACGATGGCCCAGAACTTGAAGAACTCGTTCGAGAGTTTATTTTCGGTGAAGCGGATGAAACTGAAGAAGGTTTTGATTCAATGGCTAAAAAAATTAAAGCTCGAAATGGAGCATTTAGCCAACGGAAAGTAAATGGACGAAAAATTCACTACCGTGGTGTGTTGGCTATTCGTCAAGGTGTCAAAACCGTTGTGAATAAACGATTACCTGGACAAAAGTTCCGTTTAACTGCAGCACAAAAAGCTGGTATGAAAAAAGCTCGACTTCATGCTTTTACTGCGAATGCAATCAACAAGCGTTTACGTTCATTCAAAAAAGGTAAACGCTTAGGTATTTACTAATTACTCATAGGTAAGGTCATTTTTTGGCTTTACCTATAATCCATTTAATTAAGGAAATACTAATGAATACAACTCAAATCATAGGTGAAGCGCCTGGTATTCAATATCAGAAAAAAACTGATAAAACAGAAACAAAGACCAATCAATCATTAACTGACACAATTATTATTGGTCGTTTTATGCGTGGGCGTTTTGATGCGCCTATGACGATCCATAAAGGAAATATTCGCGGTGAACTCGGTTATGAACCAAATAACCCCGATTATCGTTGTGTCCAAGATGCACTAGATCGGGGTGTACCTTCATTGCAGGTTCTGCGAGTACCACCAAATATTGGATAAAAAGCAGATTAAAAAAGCTACCTTATAGGGTGGCTTTTTTTATGGAACCAATCAAATTTTAAGTGGAAATAACCTTTTAATCTTGGGGCATATTATAGCTATTGAGCATCAGAAATATGCAACAATCTAATCCGATTTTACTAAATCAGCTTAAACAAGATTACATTGCTCTACAGCAACTTGGTTCACCCTTATTAGCGTGTCAGGGGATGTTTGTTCCTCGTGGCATGGAAGATCTTCGCTTCTTATTTAAAAGTTGCCCACGTCCGATTGTGAGTAATGAAGATCCAGCAGAAGTTCAATATGCTGGTGGATTTACTGGAATTGTTGCTGGTCCTCCGAAAACCCATTACACAGGCAACCTTCAAATCCTAGTAACTGAAGCAGGGCATGATCAATTATTAGCTGAATATGTCGTAGCTAGTGGTGGAATCATCCATGGTGATTATTACGATGGCCGATTAGGAAGTTTTACACGCTCATATGCACTTGAAAACTGTGCTATTCGCTTTGAGTCAGCTGAGTATGATTCAGATAGCCGATCTCAAGTTATGACTGTCTCTTGCCCAATCGACTATAACTACTTTGGTAGCTTCGCAAACATTGGTACCAACGGCAGTATTCAGCCGGGTAAAAAAGAAATTGATGGTACAGCTGAGCTTGTTAATCGAGTTCAGCAAGTGATCAATACTGCTCAACAAGCAACTAATCTTGCAAATGCTGTGCAAGGCGTTGGTCGTCAACTGGGCAATCTATTTGGGTAATGGCTATGAAGTTATTACCTGAATCTGAAGGTTATGCTGTAGTTGCTGGTTCTATCCAGCAACTTTCAGAAGAACTCTATAAAGAATATCAATTATCGGGCTATTCAATTTTGCTTGATGATATCGTGAAAGCATTTTTAGATGAGGCAAAATATTATGCCGGATGGGCTGTTTTAGATTGTCAAACTAAAGCTACCAAGAGTATTGAACTGAATGAAACTATCGTACTTAGCGGTGATGAGTACGTAATCATGCAACCATTAGTAAAAGCTCACTGTGATCTTTTGCAAGCTAGATTGGTTGAAGCTACTCGTGGGCTCGGAGTCGAAAGTTATGGGCTATCTGTATCAGAAGCTCAACAGAACTATAATGAAAAGAAAGACGCTTTGCCTAAACTTGTGTTTTGTATGGCCCCAATTAGTTTTAATTTTAACTTGGGGAACCGTTAATGCAAATCACCATTGTATCTGCGGGTAAAATTATTCCAGCATCTGAGCTGATTAGTGCAACTTTAAGAACTGATCTCGTACCTATTCCTGCATCCATTGAGTTCACAGTTCAATCTACTACTGAATTAGACTCCCTTTTAAAAGAAGGGGAGCTACTTACTGTAAATGACATATCTCATCCTTTCGAACTTATCAAAGTAACCCCTCTAAAAACTCAGACTATTAAACAAGATCGGCGAGTAGGTGGCATCTCATGTATTGGTATTTTGGCTGGTTGTAAAAGACTTATTGAATATTCAAAGCAAGCAATTATTAGTAATGAAACTTCTTTTAATTCAGTAATTCGAGCTTGTGGTGCAACGATCAGTCTGGGCAGTGATTTACCTTTGCCTAAATTTGTTTGTTTAAAGGGTAGTATGCCTACACAGCGCTTGGCTCATTATCTACAACAAGAAGCGGCTGTAATTTGCTTTCAAAATAATAAAGTGTCTGCTCAAAAAATTGATTCTTTCTTTAAAAAGGAACCTATCACAAAACTAGATCCTAGCAGTGTCGTTTGGATATCCAGTAAACCTTTGGAACTGATGCAAAAATCATCTTTTGTCACAGTTGAGAATAACGGTTCAACGGTTGTTGGTGATGACTCAATAACCCCAGGCCACACTGTGACGCAAAGAGCTGGTTTAGATGCCCGACAAGTCAAAAACTTGGAAAAAGTTTTGATCATGCGCGGGACCATTATTAGACCACTAAATTTGAACTGGAATGCAGGCGATATATTCGAAATAGATAGTAAGAAGTATGTCGTTTTAACTGCTGCACATCATATAGATACAGGCGCAATCGGGGGATCAATGGGGACTTCATCAAAGTTCTGGATTGCTAATTTGTAGGTCAAATATATGAATGGTTTAAAACGTGCAAAGATTTTAAGTTACAACGCAAAAGGTCGTACTGCACAAGTACACATTCATGGTTTAACTGATGGCGCGAGTGAAGGAATTACAGCAACTTTTGCGTATCCAGTCGGCGATAGTGATTTAGATACAGAAATTCAAATTGTGGATGGGGAAGACGTCTATGTCTTCTTTGAAAATGGTAATGAAGAACGTCCAGTAATCCATAGTTATGTTAGTCACGGAGACGGCGCGGCGATTGTAGGTGTGCGCCGTATTCGACAAGACAATATTGAATTTATCTCTAAAGAAAATTTAAAAGTAGATTCTGGCACAACCGTTTCGATCAAAACGCCGTTAATGAATGTACAAGCTAATACTCAACAAACTGGTAATAGCACAGTAGTGGGTAATACTTCAGTAGCTGGCAATAGTTCTGTAGCGGGTAGTATGGCCGTTGGCACAACGCTTACGGTTGCGGGTGTGCCTATTGACCCTAAAGCTATTGAGGGTGCATTTAAAGACGCTCTTGATAAGTTAGAAGGGCTTAAGGACGAATTAAAAGAACAAGGGGAAAAGATTGAAAATAACGAGCAAGCTAATCAAGCGATTGAAGAAAAAGTAAAAGAAGTAGAAAAGTTAATTGAAAATATTAAAGATTCTGATGCCTATAAATTGCTTGAAGAAGGTATTAATCACATCGATGAAGAAGTGCAAAAAATACATGATCAAGTAAAAGAAGTTGGTCAAATTGCACAAAGTAAGGTTGAAGAAGTAAGAGCTTATATTGATCAAGAAATTATTGATACTAAACAGATTGTTGAGCAGCATGTAAGTGATGCCAATATTCGTTTAGATGAAGCAAATCAACGTATTGATCAGTCTATTCAAGCGAATGAAGCGCTGGTTGCAGATGCTCAGCAACGTGCAATTCGTGCTGAAAAAGAACTCGATGACAAAATCGGATTTATTAAAAGAGAAACAGATTCAATCATTGCTGATGTAAGAAGTGATTCAAATGAAATTCGGTTAGTTGCAGAAAACGCAAAAAAAATTGCGGATCAAGAAGTTCTGGACCGTAAAAAACAAGCAGCTGACACACTAAATGTTATTGATCAAACTAAGGCCGCCTTAAAACAAGACATTGATCAAAACTTAGTTAAAGCTGGTCAAATGATTGATGACGCTAAATTAGCATTAGGTGAAGAAACTAATACACTCATTAATCAAAAAATTGAACCGGTTGTAACCCAAACTGAAGCTGCAGTTAAAAAAGTAGATCAAATTGCAGCTCAGTATATTGATCTTGATAAGAAAGTTGATTCTGGTTTTCTAGCTGAAGCTGAAGCACGTGCAAATGATAAAGAGGCTTTAACTCAAAGTTTTGAGCTTAAGTTTGCTGAAATGCAAAACGAATTCGGTAAGTCAAACGCTCTAATTTCAGAAGAAATAAAAACTCTAGCAGCTCAAGATAAAGCGTTTACTGAGCAAATTAGCACCGCACAATCACAAATTGGTGACAACAAAACTGCTATTAACAAAGTCGAACGTACTGTAAGTGATTTGAATCAATCTATTGCTGAGAAAACCTCACAAATTGAATCTACTCTTAAAAACTCACAAGAACAAATAGAAGGTAATGCCGCAAACATCGAAAAAGTAGAATCTTCAGTGAAACTTGTTGATGAGAAGGTTGTTTCAGAAGCAAAAAAACTTGAAGAACTAAAAACTGACTTTAATTCGAATAAAACTAAAACAGAGTCGGATATAGCAACAATTGCTCAATCAGTTTCTGATGGTGATAAAGCCTTATCTTTACGTATCGACCAAACGAAAGCAGCTTTGGAAGAAGCTGATCGGAAATCTAATGCAAATATTTTAGAAGTTACTGAGTCACTTACCGAGTTGGAACAGTCTACTGCTTCAAAATTTAGTGAACTTAATACAAGTATCTCTAAAGAAAACTTAAAGGTACAAGGGCAAATTACTGATGTTCAAAAAAGTGTTTCGACCTTAGAAAGTAATACAAATACAAGCATAAATGGCCTTTCATCATCACTTAAAACTACTGATGATCTTGCAAAATTGGCTTTTGATAATGCAGCAGAAGCGCAGCAAACAGGAACAACAGCTGTAAAAGCTACCGAAGCCCTTTCTCAAAATTTATTAAGTCTAAAATCTCAAACTCAAGTAACTTCTGGGGTACGTGCAGTCGTTACGACAAAAGGTATTGATGACTGGACACGTTGGCGTACCACTGCAGAAGTGAAAGTAATTCAAGATTCTGATGCACTAGGTGGTTATATTCTTGAGCTTGGGAATAATGCTGATAATGATGAAACATGGGTTCATTGGAATGAGTTTGTAAAGATTAACCCAGATACACTTTATCGGGTTCGTGCACGTTTCCGCCGTGTACTCGGTGAAAATGGATCTATTTATCTTGGTGTTGCATGTAAAAATGCAGACCAAAGTAAATACGTAACGACTACAAACACCCTTGCAGGAGATATGGGTTCTTCTAACTACTTATTGTCGGCCATTAAACCTAATTTAGGTGAATGGCAAGAAGTAGTTCTATACATGAAGGGTAAATCTACTGGGGCAGCAACTGGCTTAGGGACAATTGATAATCCGCGTACTTTCCCAGCGCAAGCTGAATTTTATGCCCCAATCTTTATTGCAAACTACAACTTCCAGACAGGAATTTGTCAGCTTAATTACATTATTGTTGAAGATAACAACTCATTAGCTTCAGCTAATGATGCAACTGCAACTGCAAATGATTTATTCAAAACAGCAACTAACAGAACAGAAGCTGAAGCTGAAAGGACCAGTAAGCTTGAAACAAGAATGCAGAATGCAGAAACAGGTATTCAGAGCAATGCTCAAGCTTTATTGAAAACAGCTACAAAGAGTGATCTCGAAAGTGCAATGGGCCGTGTATCGACTGATATAACAGCTGCTGTAGATAATTTAAAAATCGGTGGTGTTAATGCAGTTGCTAATTCAGAAGCTCCTAGAACATCGACAGCTACAACAAGTCGTGAATACTTAATGTATGAACGAAGCAAAGAGTTAAAAGTTTTTTATGACGAAAACTTAGATAAGCCGGTTACCATTTCATTTGAAGTGAGTGTACCTGTTGCCGGTTCGGTTCAGGTTTACTCATCTAATGGTTCTGCCCACTTTTTCACAACTTCAGTTACAGTAACTAAAGCAAATGAATTTCAAAAATTTGCAGTGACGGTTTTTCCTAAATTAAACACTGACAGTTCAACTGAATCTACAATTGAGTTTTACGGTACATATGGCTCAGGCCGAATTCCAACAATTCAAAAATTACAGATCGAAGCCGGCAATAAACCTACAGCATGGAGCCCAAGCCCTAGGGATACTCAAAGCTCATTAAATGCTAATGCAGAAGCGATTAAGATCACTCAAGCGGAAGTTAAGAAGCAAGACGAAACATTGTCTTCTCAAAGTTTAGATATTTCTAAGCTTAGAAATGATCTAAATTTAACTAATAATGAAGTAAATAAAAAAGCTTCATCAGAAGCATTGGAGTCAACGAAATCAGATGTAACAGAACAAGCTGGACAGATTAAAGCAGTTACTGAGCAGGCAAATACATTATCCGCAAATTTTAAAAAGTCTGCTTCAGCTGGTACGAATCTACTAATTAATTCTAATTCAATAGGTACATATGATGGTACTTCTTATCCGCATAAAGTGTACAAGTTGGGAGAAGATTGGGAAGTAGGTGCAAAATATACTTTATTGTGGTGTGCCGAACATCAAAGAAATGGTGCGGATACAAATTCAACATTGGCAGTTTATGCGGGTGGAGGTCAGCAAGTTCTGCAATCGTTTGTTAATACAAATGGAAAAGTTATTAATAAAATTACCTTTGTCAAAAATAACCAAGTTCTTGAAAAACGTGCTTTAAATTTTTACATGATTAACCGCCCTAATGCTGCTGAAGGTTCAATCGGTACGGTTTATTGGGCAGTGCTCGTTAAGGGCGACTTAATCACAACTGAATCATGGATCCCAAGTGCTTATGACTACAACGCTGCAGTAGATCAAGTTAATGCAAATTTTAATGATTTCAAACAAACATATGTGACTGAAAAGGAAGCGCTAACAAAGAGAACATCAAGTCTTGAAACTGGCCTTTCAAATGCTGAAAAAAATATCGATAACACTGCAAAAGCATTGCAGAATTATGCAACCACAGCAAAGTTAGATGAAGCTACAGCAAATCAAACTAATCAGCTTAATGCTCAAATTAAAAATGTTAAAGCATCTATTGAATCTGCTAATGATAGTGATTCTTTACTGCCAGATTTTAATTTAAAAAATCCTGACGATTGGATTAATTACTATAGTTATGATTTGAAAATCCACTTTAAAACAACTATTACAGGAAAAGTTGGAAATACCGTATTTAGAAAAGATTCATCGAATCAAGCAGGATGTTGGATATATAGCCGCAAAGCTTTACCGACAAATCGTTCTTATAAAGTTAGCTTTTGGGTTCGCCGAAGTGCAGATTCTACAGGTGATTGCAGCATTACGGCTATGTATGGCAAAGCAGATGGTAGTTTTTCAAATGCTACAATCACTGCATCAGTGATTGCTTTAAATAGAATTCCAGCAAACGAAGAATGGGTATATATCGAACAGGTTGTAACTTTTAATACTCATCCACAAATGAAGTTAGGTTTTGCACTTGGACACAATGGCAGTGGCGGTTGGTGGGAGTTACAAGCTTATCGGGTAAATAGCGTTTTAACAGACAAAGATGTAGACACATCACTTGTTCGCGCTACACAACTACAAAATTATTCGACTACTGCTGACACCACTAAAGCTGTTGCCACAGCTACAGATGCCTTGGAAGCAAAATTTAAGCAGAAGTTCGGGAATTTATGGACAGATAGTTCAGCAACACTGGATAGCACCCGTTATACAAAAGCAGAAACAAATAAAGCTATTGCTGAAGAAAGTAAAATTCTAAAAGCAACAATTTCGTCTAGTGGTGGAGACAATTTAATCAAGAATGGTGATTTCTATGCGCCTTTTTCAATCTCTAACTGGCGTCAGAATGCTGTTGTTGAAGGTAATGTTCTAGAAGTTTTTAAGGATGCTTATGGCGCAAACTGGGGGAGATTCCGCTCTACGAATTCGTCTACATATTTTAAAGGTTTTATCGAGTCAATTACGATAGCTGATGGTTTAGAAATAAATCAAACCTATACGTTGTCACTTAAAGCCAAAGCTCTAACTGCAGCACAAAAAACTTTGCTATTAATCATCCATAGATATGATGGTAGCTGTAATAATCAGGTTGTTAATGAATGGAATATTGCAACAGATAAAGAAATATTATGTACTTATAATTTTGATACAAATATCAATAACTTACAGTATATTAATATTATCCTATGTGCTCAAGTAGGGTATGCTCCTGATTTCTTAATTCGAGAAGTTCAATTAGAGAAAGGTGAGTTAGCAACAGGATTTAGAAAAAATCCTCGTGAAATTGAGAAAGGTTTAGAAGCTAACTCATTAGCAATTACAGGTACTAAAACAGATGTTCAGAAAAATTTAGAAAAGATCCAAGTACTAACTGAAAATTATACAACTCTGAAATCTACTGTTGATACGAATAAATTAACAGTTGATGGGAAGTTTCAGGAAATAAACTCTACAATTAGTGATAATCAACAAAATATAACCCAATCAATTAATAGCTTAGATTCTAATTACAAGCAGTTAAATCAAGATCTAGGACAAGTCTTTAATTACAGAGTTTATTCTTCAGGCTGGAATAATGATTTTACTGGAATCAAGAACTTAAAAGGTGAGACTATATCTGTAGCTTCTAACCGCGGCTTTTCTGTGCATGTTTTAGCAGCAGATGGCTCGATTGCAACCTCTACGAGATACGATACATATGCTGACCCAGCTAATGCAGTAGCAATGAGTAATGCAATTCAGTCATTACCTCAAAATACTTTTGTGATTATCACTAACTATGATTACATTGCAATGAATTTGAATAGTGTAAAACCAGCATTACTTTCATTAGGCGCAAATCAATTTACTCTCGATCAGATTACAGGCAGAGATGCTTATATTTTAATTGGGCAGAAGGGAATCGGAGCGGGAAGAGGTATTGAACTTCATGCAACTCCTGACTCTGGTCTGAATGGCGCAAAACAGATTATGGTTGCTGTTCAGGTCGTTAGTGGTATTCCATTAGGATTAGCTAATAACAGTGGTAATTTGCAAAAAGTTTTAGAAAATCATGCTCAAATTTTAAGTCAAAAAATTACTCGATCTGATGCAAAAGAAGTATTTGCAGAAGAAATAAAATCCTTTTCAGCAAAACTGGATACTATTCAATACGCAGAAGACAATTGGATTTTATTAGGAGATGAAACCAAAACATTAAATGTTTCAACAGGCACAAATCAAACTTTTCCAGTCTGGGAACTACAATATAAAATTAAAGAACTACCAATCGCTAAAGGTGATCCTGTAGTTATACGAATCAAATATAATGCTTCGGTAGGTCTAATTGGTGCAGTTTGTACCATCCAATTTCACGGCGCGGTATATGGGCTTGGTTTACCATTATTTACTGTTCAAACAAGTGGAGAATTAGAATTAACGGGGATTTTTCCAAGTGATGTAAAAGCTACGAATTTTGAATTTGTTCCTCTGGGTTTACGATTTGATAATGCTCCTTCAGCGGGCACATTTTCAGTTTCGAATATTTTCATTAGCCGAGGAAATTCTGCTCCTAATTTCAAAGGAGGATTTAAAACTACTCTTAAACAAAATGCGAAATTTGTGGAAGATACATTTATCAATGCTGATGTTAACAAAGGTGTTATTGCACAACAAATTCAGCAATATGATGCTTCAGTGCCAGGTGGACTTTCAACGGTATTAAAAACTACTAAAGCAGCAGCGGATCAAACATCAAAAGATTTAATTAATCTTCGTAATAATGATATTACTCAGCTCCAAACAAGCACCGACAATCTGGGTTCAGCATTAGAAAATACAACTAAGCTTGCAATGATGATTACTAACGGTAAGTTGCTTTACGGTGATGTAAATTTCAAGAAAGGAATGAACAACGTCGGCACTTATAACAATCTAGGCAATGGTACAGTTAGTGTTACTCGTGAAGCTAAAAGTGCTGACAATCCGACAACTTCAACTCATGAACTTAGAATCGTTACAACTGGTTCAGCAAGCCCGAATTTCGGTGGTTTTCATCAACAGTTTTTCACACGTTCAAATGCTATTTTTATCATTAAATACCTGATTAAATTACCTATCGGCTACAAGTTATATCCTGCAGCAAATTTAATGGGCGATGGATCAGTAGATAAATTCATTGGTAGCACTGACGGGACGGGGAGATTTGAAGTTTATGTTCGTATGGTTAAATCCGGTGCCACCGGAAGATTCGATACTTCTGGATTCGTACATGTAGCGGGTGGACCAGCCCCAACACCTGAAAGCCCTCTATTCTGGACTTTAGCTCAAATTGAATGTTATGACGTAACTGACTATGCATCTGCAGATCCTAATTTACAAGATTTCGTTTCTACAGCTACAGAATCATTAGGGACATTAACTAATTTTAAGGAAACATGGGCAAGTAAACTTACTGAAATGTCTTCTAAATTAGATAGAACAAATAGTGCATATATTCTTAATTCTGACCTAACTAATACAAATATTGAAAGAGCAATTGCTGCATCGTCAAATCAGTTAAAGTCGGAATATATTGATCCCTTACAGAAAAATACTGAAAGCTTAAAAGAAAATATTTTAACGAATATTGACTTATCAGGTTTGAATCCAGATATTTACTATCCTGTTATCTTTCAGTTGGCTACCGGTAAGCAAAAGTATGATTTTAAAGTATTTTGTACTTTGGGTGGCCAAAATAATAGTAATGTGCCTTGGGCTACACATGGTACACGCTCTTTCGGTCTTAATTGTGAATGGAGTGTTACCGCTAATGGATGGGGTACTCAAGCAGAAAATAGAATTATTGATAAGTTCTCTTTTAGCTGGACTGCACAATCACCTTTAATAAACATTAAACAAATGCCTAACTCTTCAATTGAAACTGTCTTTTTACGGGGTGGGGCGAGATATGATATTTCACACTATAAAACGATTACACCACTTATTAAAACTGAGTCTTTCACAGCTTTGGGACAATCTATTGAACCAATTCAATATAATTCGTCACTTGTACCAGTACCAATTTTTGCAGAAATTGTAAAAGCTCAAGACACAGCTGCTGCAGCATCTAGAACAGTTGCTGACATACAAAGAGATTATGTGACTTCTTCAAAATTGAATGAGGCAGTTGCTTCATCCAGTGAACGATTATCAGCCCTCTATTCAGCAAATAGCCAAACCATTATGGCGTCTGCTTTGCAAACTTTTGAGATAGATTGGATTAACAGAACGCCTAGCGGCTCAAGAATAGATATGCGTTTAATTGAAGATCAAACATGTCGGGGAGGTTATGCATTACGGATGGGTGATAATTCTGGCAACGATGAAATCTGGCTAAACTGGTTCTCTACCTTACCAATTGATGATAATAAGATGTACCGGATTAAATACCGCTACAGAAGGGTGTCAGGTGCTGGTGTAGTTTATGTGGGGGCCACCTGTTTTAATGCCGCAAAAACTGCATTTATTACAGATGCTAATTACATTAATGGAGATATCGGTTCAAGTCATTATGTGGTGGGTGGTGCTGCACCTGCCTTGGGTACATGGATGACGGGTGTTGCTTATTTCAAAGGTAGATCTGCTGGTGCAAGTAGTGGGGCTGGAACGCTTACAAACCCCAAAACATTTGCAAATAAAGCAGCTTTCTTTACTCCTGTTTTTATCGGCAATTATGCAGCTCAAGCAGGCGAAGTAGATCTTGATTACATCGATATTGAAGATGCAGACAATATTGCTGAATTTGAGAGTTTTAAAACTACATATACCACGGATGTAGGAGCTTACGCTGGTTCACTTCAAACTCTCACTTCAGTATATGGTCCAAATGCAATTAATCTTAAGTCTCAAGTTGATTTGATCAACGGGATGAAAGGTAAATATGTAATGGGAATGGATAACAACGGTGTTTTCTCTGGTTTATCCATGGTAAGTGAACAAAATAATGGAACTGTCCAAACTTCTATAGGTTTCCAAGCTGATAGAATTTTCTTCACAACAGGTACTTCTTCTACTAAATACATGCCGTTCATAGTCCAAGACAATCAAGTCATTATGAATAGTGATGTATTTATTAAGAATTTGACCGCAGCAAACTTCAAAGCGAAGTCTTTAACAGCTGAACTGTTTAAAGTCGATAAATTGAGCGCGATTGCTGGTGAGTTGGGGACATTAACTACCTACAAGGATCCGGCTAAACCCAATGGTGCAAGGATGGTTTTAAGCGGCAGTTTAATTACGGTTTACGACGATAATAATGTTGTCAGGGTTAAATTAGGGCTGTGGTAGTGAAGAAGGGCTAGATATCTAGCCCTTTATTTTTGGAGGACAATATGCCACAAGGCTTACAATGTTTTGATGAAACTGGGAAGATTGTTGTTGATGTTACAGATCGTCAAATGCACTTAATACATACTTTCGAAGTCTCTTTAGGTTCTAATGAGTATTATAAGGATTATGTTTATGACGGTATTACATCTGAAACTCATATAGCAATTGTTAGAGAAGACTGCTTAGGTAATATGACTCAGCAATACCCTACACTTGCTTACCATGGTGGACCTTTTGCGTCTATTTATACACCTAATGTAGTAAGAGTGAGTGCATTGACTGGTTTAGCCCTTCTTACTGTTGATATTTATAGGTATGGATAATGTCTGGCTTTGAAGTAAGTAATGATAAAGGTGAAATTATTGTTAGCGACACTTACAGACATTTAGGTGTGAATTCTGTACAAGTGTTAGATGGTGGTGCACCTAGTTCAATAGGTGCATCTTCTGGTTGGGCACCTAGTTTTATTCAAACCCCTAGTTTGGTATATCCTTCTTTTCGTAATGATTTACCAAAAGAGACTCTTTATATTTTAAACCTATCTGAAGGTACTGAGTTTTGTGGGAAATATTGGCATAGTGTGCATAACAATAATATTTCATTTTTAAGTTATGACTACTCTAAAATCTCTGGTTATTTAGATGTATATGATGAGCAAGGTAATTTAATCTGGTCTGCTATATCTGCTAAAAATATTCCAAGGATTGTGCAAACATATCAATTAACAGCAGATAACTTATTAAACGGTATTATACTTAGCATTGGTTCTAATGTGGGTATCTTATTAAATACTTTGCCTTCGTGGTTTAGACCGGGACCTATGAATAACTTAAATAGAGGGGGCTTGTTTGGTAGGTACTCTAATGGTCAGTTACAATTAAAGTTTGCGGCTGCTGCTAAATTAAATGATATCTCTTCAAGGATAATTGAAAATCTAGGGCCTAATGGCACTCTTCCTGTTCATATTACCTCTTTTGCATCATAAGGTTCCTAGATAATAAGAAAGCCCCTTTTAGGGGCTTTCTTATTAAAGCATGTTATGCAGGTTGATCAGTACTTTGAGGTTCTTCTACAAAAGTGTAGTTAACTGCAATGGAACCAGTTTCAAGGTCCCAGCCTAGGTTTAAAGTTTTGAAAGCTGGACGATTATTATAACGCTGACTATTTACAATATCTTTTGTCTTTTGAGCTAATTCAATATCCATATCAGTGAATACTTTTACATCAGTCATTAGCGAATCCTCTAAACAGTAAAGTAAGTTTGTTCAGATAGAATTGCATGCTGCATATTTATTAAATCTGTTTGGTTCCAATTCAATTTGGAACCCATCTAAAAGTAGAAAAATAACAACCTTCAAAATACATAATTATTTAGGTATTTTGGCTTCGTTATGTCTTCTCGGTTCTTATCGTTATTACTCGGTGAAAATGTTAATTCATATGATCAGCAATTCGATACGTCTAATCAGGATGCAACAGCGCAGCTTTATGAAACTATGGCTCCGTTTTCACTTGGGACTAACCAAACCAAAGCCAATAAGAAGCGTACTCGAAAAGAAATTCTTACTAAATGGGAGAGAATGTTACGCTTTGCACCTATAGCAGAGGGTATGGGGATTCATGTTTCTGCAGCCTTAGGCGGAGATTCTTATAGCGGCCAACAAGTCTTTATTACGCCCGCAGAACGGTTAAAAAAGGCGAATGGACCAGCAGCTGAAAAACTAAAAAAACAACTAGATGAGCGCCGTGTAAAGATGGAAAAGCTGATCAATAAGTATTTAAGCAAGCTAGCCCGAGATGCAATTTCATTTGGTGATTCTTATGCACGTATTTACGGGAAAAAAGATAAAGGTGTAATTGACCTCGTATGTAATGAGTATACTTATCCACCATTAATACAACCTTTCGAACAAGGCAGTAAGACTGTCGCCTTTTTTTGTTTAGATCCTCGTAATTGGCAGAAAACTATTACCAAACTGAATACTATTCAAATGGTACGTTTCAAAATGCCCCGTATGAGCAATATTGCTCAATATGAGCTTGTTGAAACTGGTCTTGTCACGAAAATGTTGGAGGGTGATGATCCAGATGAGCTACCAATCTTACCAGCGCATTTAGGCGGCTCATTTCTTTATGAGATTGAAGATATTTATGATGATGTAATCCTCGCTTTGGCATCTATGAATAGCCAGCAAATTGCAGATACCGTAAATCAGATGTTCTTGACAGTAAATATGTCAGGAATGCCGCCAGCACAACGTCAAGCCTATATCCGTGGTTTAGAAGGTTTACTTAAAAATCATGAGGCTTATGTCCGTGATGCTTTATCAGGTGGTGAAGCAGTCTGGAATACTGCTTTTCACATGCTTCCAGTATTTGATGAAAAACAAGTTCTAAATCCAGTGGGTGATATCAAGAATCAACGAAGCTCACCTATCAATATTGAACAGTTCATGATTAATGTCCGTTTGTTAATGGGCGGTATAGGTCTAGACCCAAGTATGGTTGGGTGGGCTGACATGTTAACTGGTGGTATTGGAGAAGGTGGAGCATTCCATACTTCTGCACAAATCATGCGTAGGTCACAAGATATTCGAACAGCAGCTTCCGAAGGGATTAATCAAATTCTTCATTTGGATTGGGGGTTTGCTTACAACGAACAATTTGAGCCTGAAGATTACCCTTGGCAAGTTGAATACTATTCAAACCAAACTGCAGCAGCTACAGAAGAAATCAACAATGCTCAATCAAGAATGAATACAACATTACTTAAAACACAAGTAATCGCATCATTGAAAGAATCAAATTTAGATGTAGATATTATGGCGTACATTCTTGAGCGCGATACAGGTATGAAATATGAGGAAGCATTAACATTAGCTGAAAGTATTGCTAAGAGCCGTAAATTTCCAGAGGATGAAGAATAATGGCTTTCTTTGAATACGAAACGCAGAATAAAACTATAAATAACAGTTTGGGAAACGTTTTAAATCCGTTTAAAGAACGTTTTGCTAAGAATCCTGTCTTGTGGTCTGGTCTAACTGTTGATCGAGCTGTTTCACATTATCAGGAACTTTACGCATTAGGGACACTTTCAGCGGCCCATTTTGGAATTGAAATTCGCCCGTACCGTGCAAACAGTAAAATTGCTCAAGCAAATATTCCAATTTTTGATCCTTCAAACAAAGTTGCTTGGTTAGCCAATAATGTAGATGTATCACTACTAGATGCCCAAACCGATGCAGTGCATGTGGGGCATTTTCAACTCAACCATGTAACTGGTAATGCTTCAAATGAGTTGAGCATTTCATTTATTGAGACTAAAGAAGCAGCTATTGCGAATAGTGCTAAAGCTATAAAAGAAATAATGTTTAATAAAGATGGTACTCAGTCGCCACCAATTGAATACTTAATGAGATTAAAAATATATGCTTTTGATAAAGCTGCAAGAAATCAGAACCAATTTGAAATTGAGCATCTAGTTTCACTTCAAGCAGGCAATTTGCCCCTTGATGCCTCTAATAAAGCACATGCCATTGTTACTTTAAATTTCATCAAAATGTTTCCCAACTTAAAATAAGCTATGGAACTCATTGCCTTTATAGATTCGCCTAATTGAGAAAATATCCTCAAACTAAAATGAGGATAACTCCGTGAGTGTTAAATCAATTTTCATTCAAACACACGCACCACATCAAAGCCGATTAGTACATGGTTTTGACTCCATGGTGAATAGTGGTGCTTGTTCAATTGGGTTTATTAAGGGTGATTACCGTCAAATTAATGCTTTAGTCACTGAAGATTACACGGAAAATGATTTCTGGCGTGTTGTAAATTTAAAAGGTAAAAAGGGTGGGATAGATGCGTTTGATTCTGTTGCGGTATTAGGCGCTATCGATGACCAGCATGCAGCTGATTTAGCGATACTGCAATTTGGCCGAATGTTTGATGCTTGTGTTACAGATGTTATTGAAACAAATCAATTTGGACTTAAGCGCCATTTATCTTCACAACAATTTAATTTGACGGGTGCAAAACCGATTCAAAGATGGCAACTAGAACAATTACAAAATGTTGTCGCAGCTGAAAAACCTGAATGGGATGGAATCAATTTAATTTCTCATGAGGGTGATACTTCTAAGTTGTTATTAGATATGCAACGAAATGATGATCACAGCCAATTATTAAGTAAATTTGATGGGTTACCTACGCTTTTATCTAGTCTAGGCGTCGAAGAAGCGCATTATGACTCTATTATCGTTGATTACCAGCATTTAGAGCAGCTGTCTGCAATTTTGCATCACTCTATGGATCAGTTTTCAAAAACTGGCGTCAAAATCGTAAACGTTACGGAAAGTAAGCCCTTTAAGCATAAAAAAGTCCTTCAAATTGCCCTTACTTATGATTTTGATGACGGCCAAAACTTCACAATCCTTTTTCATAAGCCAGATCGACTATCAAAAAAAATTAGTCCAGCTGATTCATTAATTTCATGGAAGATTTTAATGAACAATCGGGATATAACTGCTGCAATCCAGCCTAATCAGGGAGAAGGAATTTCAATTCCAGTTCTCGCTGGTCGAATTATGAAGTTGATTAACCAAAATAGTAATCGTTTTAAGCGGTTACAATCTAAAAAAGCAGAAAAGGCCAAGGCTTTAGCAGATGCAGAACTACGCCTCGAGCAAAAACAAAGTCAATTAAATTCTTTAAGTGCAGAAATTTCCAATTTATTAAACGAATTGGATCAGTTGCAAAATACATTGTTAACCAAGCAATCTGAGGAAAATGAAGGAATCATTAAAGAGAATAGTCTCGATAATGAGTTACCAGATAGTATTTCTGATGAAGAAGCCGAACGTTTAAAAGCCGATTTAAAGCGTTTAAATGCTGATCCTGAATGGGCAGGTGAAGATGGTTTACGTTACCAAGCATTCTTTGAACGTATCAATAAGGCTCTAGAGGGGGACTCTGATGCGGTAGTTTGGGCACGTGAATGGATTTCTGAACTAGATGACCAGGCTTTGGCTCAACAGCAAGCAGAATTAGAAGCAAAAAAACTTATTGATGCCGAAAATGAAGCTAAACAAAAAAGAGATGAAGAAGTTATAGCAGCTCGTGCAGCTGGTATAGCTGAAAACAAAATGATGCAAGCATGGTTAGACACTTTGGAAAAGCCTGAAGATACTAAAAACATAGACTTTATGGCTTGGGTTTCAGATCGCCGTGGTGAATTCTTAAAAAACTGGAATGGGGCCGAAGGTTCACCAGAATATTTAACAGCATTTTATGAATATTCAAGAGCATGGGCAGATGAACATTTAGCGGATCGCCTCAGTAAAAAAGAGCCAGCCCAAAATTCAGATAATGATGAATCTAAAGAACTAAATGCTCCGACAGAAGTTGAAGATCTTCAGCCTAGTACGACAAATGATGAAGGTAATCAACTTTACCGTTCAGTAATTGAAGGGCAGGTTAAAGTTAATCTTGAGTTATTAGAGCAAATTCGAGATGAAGCAGAAAAAGACTTAAATGATCCACTTCTTATTCCAGCGGTGACAGAACTCTTGAATCAAGTGCAAAAAATGGAAGCGGAGAATATTTTATGACAACTTTAAATCTAATTTCTATTCAAGATATTGCTAAAAATCCATTAGTTGTAATTGATCAAATGATTAGTTTCTTTAAACCTAAACAGCCCTTTACTGGGCTATTGAAGGGTAGAACTAATAATGTGAAAACAGCCAAAGGACAAAAGATTTCTACTGTATTCGCTTTAGTTGATATTGATCAAGTAATTGCATCTCATACAGCAACTGGTGCGGAAAACCCTAATTATCCGCAAGAATTGCAGCCAAGAGATCGTAGTCGTGAATCCTCACAAGCATGGGTACAGAAAACTGCTAATGATTTAGACCCCGAAAGCCTAGGCCGCTCAGGTCGGGCAGACACGGGAGCACCGATAACTGGTGATGATTTAGTTGTTGAATCAGGAAATGGCCGAACAATGGCTATCAAGCTTGCCTATGAGCGCGGTACCGCAGATGAGTATAAACAATGGTTGATTGATGAAGCCGATTACTTTGGCTTTAGTTCTGAGCAGGTTCAGGCTTTTGCTAAACCAATCTTGATACGTATTCGTACAACTGAGATTGATAGAGCTCAATTTGCCATAGATGCTAACCAAGATGATAAGTTGTCATTTACAGCTACTGAACGTGCTAAAGCTGATGCTAAACGTTTAGATGAGAATTTACTGGCTCTTTTTAACCCGAGTGAAGATGGCGATTTATTAGCAGTAAGTAATCAAAAGTTTATTCAAGGTTTTTTAAGTAAATTAGGTGATACAGAAGCTGCCCAGTACACAACGAAAGATAAAAAACCAACACAAGCACTGATAAACAGAATCAAGGCCGCAATTTTTAGTAAAGCGTACAATGATGATCGTCTGCTAGAAATGATGGCTGATCATACAAAACCAGATCTTCAAAATATGCTTAATGCGCTTGGTGTTGCTGCGCCTAAATTTATTGAAGCGCAAGCTATAAGTCGTGGAAATGTTCAAGATATATCAGATCAAATCGTTGATGGAATGGAGCAAGCCATTGATCAACGTGTTGCTAATGCAATTATTGATGCAGCAAATACCATTTTATCTGCAAAGCAAAATGATCAAGATATTGTTGAGTTTGTAAAGCAGCAAGGGCTTTTTGAGGATCTAGGAGAAGGTGTTGCTGAGCTCGCCGTATTTCTCGCCAAGAATAGCCGCAGTTCAAAAAAAATGAGTATGTTATTTAAAGCATTAGCTGAATTTGCAGAGAAACAGGCTTTAGATAGCAGTAATGTAGGCTTGTTTGGTGAACCTGAACCAGTAAGTGTAAAAGATGCTATCCAATATGCACAACAAGTGCTTGGTGATGATTTCATTAGTGTGCAAATGTACGATTCCTTGGTTGATTCCAGCAGTTCAAGTAAACCTAAAATAATTCGATTAACGAAAGAGGGAGCTGAACGTTTTCACAGTGCTTTGAAAGTTAAAATTGATCAAAGTAATGACAAGGAAAATCAAGAAGAGAACAAAATTAATGACATTCTTTTTGAAGAATTAGATGTTTAGATTTGGAACCTACTAAAAATTAGATACTTACGATCATTCAACATAGGAATGTAAAGTTCCTATGTTGAGGGATATATGTCCATCTTAAAGCTCAAACCAATCACTAAAGACACAGTATTGGTTGCGATTTATTACATGATTGATTTCATGCATTATCAGAGCAATATTGCTCGATTTTTCCTTCTTATAATCCATAAGCAAATAGAACTTAACTTGTCTGTAGCAAAGCAAGCTTTAGCTTTTGCCCGTCAAGAAAGTGACTTTCCAAAATTGGATGAAGTTATTGAAGTCTTATATAACGAGGCTATCAAAAACATTGATGAATCAGTTATCCAACACCTTAATAACAGTTCCAGAAATGTTATTGAACAGCTAGAGACTATTGTCAGTCTTTTTGCTTGCGATAAAGAGCTGAAGCCATACACCACTAAAAAGAATAAAACACTACAGGTTATTGGTCTTAAAGGCATCAAATTAACCAAAGCTAAAGAGTTTGACCCCTATGCCTTTTATTATCAGGGTGAAATTCTTGTACGCTCAAAACATCTTAAAGCTATTCCAGACTCTCTTCTTTCTGAAGATCAGCAACTTGTAAAAGGATTATTCTTACATGTATCAAATACCAATTCAGATGTGGAATCAGTTGGCGAATTTCGTCTCAGATCCAGAGGACCAATTGTTTCTACAACTGGATCAGGAAAAGATGAACTTGAGGCTTCAGAAGCAGTCAGAAATGATGGAGAAGTTGGGGTACTCAGAGACAGTAATTCTGGCTTACCAAAAAGTGATGATGCAAGTTTACTTGGCGGCCGAAATCCTAGAAATGAATCTTCAAATGGAGATAGTGGAACCAGTGCTAACCGGATTAACAGCAGCGGAAGCAGTGAACTATCTGGTAAGAGATCATCTCTTAAACGAGCAAGAGATCGATCAATTATACAATCTGCTAAATCAGTTAGAGCTGCCATAGATGAAAAGCTAGATGCTCAATTAAAAGCAGATAAGGTAGAAACTATATGGAGTGATGCTTCAAATATTGACGAAGCTTTGCCATATCTACAATCTGCACAGCGTGGTGATGTTTTTAAGACTGAAAAGCGCTTAATAGAGGAAAATCAGAAAGGTATTCTTTTTACTAATGGCACAGGTACTGGAAAAACCTTTACTGGTCTGGGTGTAGCAAAACGGTTTATCAATGCTGGCCTTAAGAATATTTTAATTGTTACTCTAAACGATAAAATCGCTAATGACTTTGTCAAAAGCTCAAGCCCTTTAAATATCAAGGCTTACAAATTAAAAAGTATTAAAGAAAATGGCGGTGAGGATCACTCAGTCGTGGTCACAACCTTTGCTAATTTTGGTCAAAATAAAAGTTTGGTTCACAAACATTGGGATCTGATTTTAATTGATGAGGCCCATACTCTATCGCAATCATCCGATGGTAAAGCAACTGCAGCATTAAACAAACTACGAGCATTAACCGGGCATTTGCATGGTTTTAGTGAGTGGTTTGAAGATAAGTTTGCTGAGCAGATGCCAATTGAAGAATTTGATGAAAATGGTAAAGAAACAGAACAATATCTAAGCGCTTATAACAAAATGCAGGTCCTTCGAAATGAACAACGAAAGATCTGGAATTTGAATTGGAAACACCAGAAAAGTAAGGTCAAAGTTGTTTTCTTATCTGCTACGCCATTTAGCTATCACTTTTCACTTGATTGGGCGGAAGGCTATTTATTTGATTATATGTCTCCTTCAGTATCTGTTGATGACCAAGGTAATTTAGCTGAAGGCTTTAGTAAGGCTCGAGAGCACTTCTATATGGGAAATCTTGGATATCGAAAGCGATATGGTAAGTTGACGCGACCAGAAGCTAAGGTGGATACAGGTGTACTTGAAAGACAGTTCGCCGAAAATCTTAAAAACACTGGTGCTATGTCTGGGCGGGATTTAGAAGTAAATTTTGACTATGATCGTAAATTCATTCTAATTGGCTCTCGTGTTGGTGAACTTATTGATGAAGGTTTAACTTATCTTCGCAATGGTTATAAAGAAATAGAAGGGCACAAAACACGAACTTTTGAAGAATGGGCTGCTCAGACTGGTAAACCAACAACAGGCTGGGGACGTCATGCATCTATGCAAGAATATGATCGGCTATTTACTGGCAACCGATTTAAAAACATATACGAAATTATTGCAAAACGCTTTGATTACTTAGCAAGACGCCGTCTGTTGGAAGCTATTAAAGCTGAAGCTTGTGTTGATATGGTGAAAAAGCACTTAGCATTAGGCCGTAAAGTAGTTATTTTCCATGATTATAACGAAGGTGGTGGTTTTGCACCTTTCTTGATTAGTCAGCTTGATATCGAAAAATATGAGAGCCATTTAAGAGATGATATTGAGCTTGAATACAATTCATTCAAGGAAGCTAGACCAGATCTAGTGAATCTCAATCTTGATTATGATTCACCAGTTGAGACTTTAAAGAAAGCATTTCCAAATGCCCTTTTATTTAATGGCCGCATTTCAAAGCAACAACGTGAATCTAACGTAGCTTTATTTAATACCGATGGAAGCGGGCACGATATTCTTATTCTGCAATCAGATGCAGGCTCAACAGGAATTAGCTTGCATGATACAACAGGTAAACATCAGCGAGTTTTAATCAATATTGGGCAGCCCACAAAGCCGGCCAAGTTAAGACAGACAGAAGGGCGTATCTATCGAACTGGACAAGCATCAAATGCTATTCAAAGATACTTAACCACTGGTACTGCATGGGAAAGGGCGGCATTTGCAGATACGATTGCTGGACGTGCGGAAACAGTAGATAACTTTGCAAAAGGTGCTGATGCTGTAGTAAGTATCAAAGAAGCGTTAATTCAGGCTTATGAAGATGCTAAATATGAAGAGCCAAGTCTAAATGATGGTATTGGTGGTAAAGCATACGATGAAGAAAATGCCCGTATTGCTAAGTTAACCCCATTTGATCAAGCACTAACTTTCTACTATGCCAAAGGTAAGCGTTCTGAAAGTCGTGATAACCGAGAAGGTAAGGAATGGTATGCAACACCTGAACCACTTGGATTCAAAATGATTGAATGGGCAGGGGTGCACACTGGCGATTCTGTGCTTGAGCCAAGTGCTGGTGATGGAGCTATTGGTCGTTTTGTTCCGCAGGATGTAGAACTGACAATGATTGAACCAACTGAGTCTTTAGCTAGTCGTGCTCAAATGGCAAATACAGGTGCTAAAGTTATTGTTGACACATTCGAGTCATTAGAGTCATTGAATAAGTACCATGCGATTGTGATGAATCCGCCGTTCGGTCATGCTGGCACATTGGCAATTCAACATATCAAGAAAGCCTTTGGTCATCTTTATGATGGTGGTCGTATTGTGGCCTTAGTACCACGTGGCTCGATGGATTCAAAGGTGGACGAATTTATTGATAGTACACCAGGTGCAGTTCTAACAGCTGAAATCTTGTTACCTCAATCTACATTCAAGAATGCTGGTACCGCCGTTTCAACTCGAATCATCATTATTGAAAAACATGCAGGATCTAATGATATTCCAATAACACGAGAATTAGACTTTACACATCTTACAAGTGTTGAAGACCTCTTTTCAGAAATCCGTAACATCGCAATGCCTCCTAGAAAACTACGCATTGATGAGCAGCTTGCTAAGTATGAACTTTATGTAAGAACTGAACGTAGCAAGTATGTATTCAATGGGGACGGCATTGATAAACCTCAGATCAAGAATATCATGCTCAAATTCTGGGGCACAGAAGTTAATGAATTCGATGAGATTGTTATGCCATATAACAAGTCTGCTGAAATTATTAAGAAGATTGATGAATTTGAGCAAGAGAACAATATTAATCTAGCTGCTTGAGATTTAATTTAAAAATACGCTCTTGATGAGCGTATTTTTTCTACCCTTGAAAATATTAAAAAAACCATAATTATATTTTTTTTATGCTTAATAATATAAGGGTACTTTTAAATGCAACTTGAACAAATTCAACAATTACTTGAAAAAAATGACTGGTATAAATTAGATGGAGAGGATCGTTTTATTGCTAAAGATGATATCTATTTAGGAATACATTTCGATGATTGGAATCAAATAGAAGAAAGTGTTATTCCATATAGCTTAGAAAGCTTTGTATTTCATTTGGGACAGAATCATTCAAAAATTAATTCTATTCATGAAAGTAAAGCTACATTTTTTTATGATACTGTCAAATTAAACTCTTTAAGATTATTTAAGTTCTCATGTAACCACAATAAAGCTGGCACTCCAAGAATTGATGATGTTTACTTTACTGTTCCATCTAACTTTAAAAAATTGGAAAAACTAAATGACATTTATTGTTTGAGTCTTATTAAATTTCTTAATAATTCTCATGGTCATCAACTTATTAAGGATTCTTTTGGAGATATTTAGAAATTAATGATTTTCTATTCGTTGGAACTTACTTGTTCTACGAAATTGAGGTCAATTAATAATAGTCCTATCTTTTAAGGTAGGACTTTTTTATGTCCAAAGCACTAGCTTATGCTCCAGCTGTAAATACAGCAAAAACTAAGTTACCAACTACTGAGTCTGATCCTTTCTATGGTTCTATTTCAAAGCATAAATACGCTGAATTTTCACTTTGTGATAAAGATGGTAACCCAGTAGCATCACCAGTAATTCGAGCTTTGTTGACTGACGGAGACAAAAGTATTGAGAGCCAATGGCAAACTCCATTTGAAAATAGCAATCCAGAACTAAAGATGCCTATGTTGATGGCCAACTTGCAAACTGGGCAAATGCTTCAAGCTGCAGCTACTCTAGGAGAGAATTCACCCTTCATTTCTGCATTAAGCGATATGGCATCTGGACCTTTATCAACTGCAGAAAATGCACTTAAGAGTGTTGAAGGGCGCACAAATTTAACCAAAGTGAATACAACTCAAGTATTCCTGTCTACTTCTTCAGTACGTCTAAATTTATCAATTTTCTTCTTAGCTTTTAGTGATGCAAAAACAGAAGTTGAGGACAAGATCAAACAGCTAGAGGCTTGGAGTCTACCTGTTTCTTTATCTTCTGATTCAACACTGCAGAATGTCGTTAATGATTCAAATTCAACCTTAGAAGGATTGTTTTCAGGTGTAATTCCACCGTTCGTATCTCTTACAACTCACGGCAAAACTTATAAACCATTCATTATTGAAGGTGTGTCTGCTCCAATAGTCGCGCCAATTGATGAAAATGGTAACCGGTTAAGTTTGGCCGTCAATATTAATTTAATGAGTCGAACTGCATGGGACTCAAAAGATATTTACTCATTATATGGAGGCAACTAATGATTACTTTTGATCCTGTATACGTTGGTGAAAATACCTACCAAATGCAAGAGCTTAGTTTTGAGCAGTGCCTTAAAATTTCAATCATTGCTCCAATTTTTAATGAGAAAAGACTTTCAGCTTTTCTTAAATCAGCTTTAGATAATATGGTTGATCCATTGCTTTTAACGATTCAGGAACGGTATTTACTGCTGCTTAAGTATCTTGAAAAACAAAGTAATACAATGTTGGATGTAAATACAGACTGGTCAAAAGTTTTCCTTCAGTCCGAAAATAATTGGAAAACTGAAGCTACTCAAAATGGAGTTACGGTTAGACAGCTTATTGGAATGGAAGTGGAGTTCTTAGAGGCAAATTGTAAGAACGTCGCTGAATGGATTGCCTGCATGATGGCTTTTCAGTTGAGTTATTCTAATCATGAACACTTAGCTTTATTGCCGGATAGAACAAACCCTCAATTATTTGAAGAACAATTTAAGCAGCGGCTAGATTTCATTAAGAAAATGCCAGCTAGTGATTTTGATTTGTGCTATCAAGACTTTAATAATTTAAACAATGAGTTATTTACTCATTTACGGTTAAGCGTTGATAACCACGGTATTTTAGTGGAAAGAGGTGCAGATGACGCGCCTGCACGATTTCGCACCGCTTCCGTCTTTACAGGAATCATCAAAGAGTTGGACCGATCTTTTGCTTGATACTGCAAGTAGTATTTCTGAAAACTGCCCAATGCCTTTATCAGATGCTTTAAAAATGCCTTTGAGTTTTGAAAGTACTTACTTCAATTCATCAGCATGGGAAAACCGCAAGAAGTATTTAGAAAACGAAATTGAACGTCACAACGTATTCTTAAAATTAGGTCAAGAAGTCATTAAGGGATTAAATGCCCTAGCAAGTAGAGGCAGATAGTTTGCACATAGAAAAGTCTGAATAATTCGGGCTTTTTTTTCGTGCTTTGTGTTTGGAACCTTACTCCAATTAGAACAACAACACTTGCAAAAATAACCACAAATGAAACGTGGGGAATAGGTCATGTCTGATCATCAGGCAATTGAAGTCACTGTCACAACTTTTGCTAATAAAACTACTTTCTGGAGTGGTTTAGCAAGTGCTTTTGGTTCTTTAACTTCAATTAATTGGTTGAGCTATACAGGTGCAATTGTGGCTGTTGTTGGCCTATTCATTAGTTTCATTTTTCAGTGGAGACGTGATCGCAGAGAACGTAAAGAAAGTGAATTACGTGAAAAAGAAAGCGAGTTACGAATCAAAGTCTTAGAGCAAGATAGTTTACGAAAAAGGAAAGATGAATGAAGTTTATTGAAAATAATGCTTGGCAGTACCTTTCTGTCAAGCTACCGACAATTGGTGCATTCATCATGCTAATTTTGTTGCCAGCACTTCAATGGGGTGTTGATTATGAGGTTATCCCTGAAAAGTATCATGCATTTGTAACTGGTACTTTAATGCTTGGTCTTTCATGGATCGGTAAGAAAATTTCTCAGCCGCGACTTAATGGCCCTCAACTAACAGGCCAGTTAGTAGGAATCAACACTTTAATGAATATTCCTACACCGACAAAGCTTGATGAATTAGCTTGGATAGCTGAAGCAAAAAAACATATTGGTCTGCAAGAAATACCAGGTAAACAGCACAATCCAACTATTTTGAAATGGTTAAAAGAGCTTAAAGCTTGGTGGGCGGATGATGAAACTGCGTGGTGTGGAACTTTTGTTGCTCATTGCTTGAAAGCAGCAGGAATTGCTTATCCTAAGCATTGGTACCGTGCATTGGATTACGTGAATTACGGCGCAAAACTAACAAAACCTGCTTATGGTTGTGTTGCTATTAAAACCCGTAAAGGTGGAGGCCATGTTTGTTTTGTCGTAGGACGTGATAAGACCACTGGAAAACTTGTTTGTCTTGGTGGTAATCAATCAAATAAAGTGTGTTACGCACTCTATAGTGATTCAGATTTCCAAGAGTTCCGTTGGTATGGACGTACTCCTCAACCAGCAAGTAAGCGTTATACATTGCCACAATTAAAAGGCGTAACAGCTACTAGGGTTTTGGAAGCCTAATGAAGTTACTGTTACTGAGCTTTCTTTTATGTGGCTGTACGGCCCATACAATAAATAGCAACGTAAACGTATCTATTTGCGTTAAAGCACTTTAAAAAAAGCCCTGAATATTCAGGGCTTTTTTATTAATTATTTATTTCTGCATCGTAGACTGTTTTTAAAGAGGCTTTTAGAGCTTCATCATTTATACTATCAATGAATTTCCTCATTTTGAGTGTAGGTATTCGTTTAAAAGCCATTTGACGAGGGCTAATCATTTTTTGTAAGGTCAATTGAGTCAAGAACTTTAGCTTCAAGATCTTTATATATTTCACTTAGCTTTTTTATTAACTCAAATATATTATTAAAAGTATAAGATATATCTTCTTTCTCAAATTGTATAGGAAGATAGATATGCGTATTTAAAAGACCGACCTCTTCAGCATTTTTTTCACTTGGAAGTATATACTTTGGGAATGACCCCTTATTCAACATAAGTATACGCTCGGCATTACCCATTTCGCTATTAAATTTATCATAATATCGAATATATGATTTTTGAATGCGATTAAAGTTATCTACTAAATATACAAGATGGTTCTGGTATTTTGCATAAACAACAAATATTTCATTTTGACTTTTATTAAGTCTATCAAGCATTTTAACATTCAGTTGTTTGCTATAAAACTCATCTCTTAAATCATTTGCTTTAAATGAATAATATTTTTCATAAAGTATTTTATAGTCTTTCACATTTTTCAAATTTTCTAGTATTTCTTCCATTTTATGAAGTTCGTCATAACTTTGGGCTAATAAATAACTAATTTCATTTACATGTTGTTTTTTTAAATCAAAAGAGGCTTGAAGTCTCCAATCATTGAATAAATATGTTGCTACAAAAGCAGCAAAGAATGCACCACATGCCCCAAGTATAGAGCCAAAAGCAGAAATATTATCTGCTGAAGCACTTAATACACTCTTCATTGTACAATATGTAAGAAGTGCAAGTGCATAAGCAACTACGCCCCATAATAAAACTGCTGATAAAGTTACTTTCCTATGTTTCATTAATCACCAACTGTTCCTAAAATAGAAATCATCTGTAGACCCGTCATCCGAGCCTTACTAATAATCTCGACGAGTTCATCATAAGTTAAATTTAAAAATCTTCTTTTTAATTAGTTTATTAATGTATTCCAGTGATTGGTATTTTGGTAGGAAGATATAACTATTCTAAATCTTCATCCGTTACGTAAATATAAGGTACAAAATAAGGAACCTCATTTATATACATAAAGAAACCATTAGCTATATTTTTCTCATTTTGTAACCTTTCAATTATGCTTTCACTACTTTGGGTAGGAGTAGATAGGATATCCGCCATTCCTTTATAATTTTCAGGGTTATATAAATAGACTAATCCATTAGTATCTTGATAAAGCTGCTCTAGTCCAGAAATATTACCAAGACGCTTAATCAATAATTCTTTACTTGAAATTTGTTCTTTACATTCTGAATATACTTTTTTAATAAATTCTTGTTTCAAGCAAAATTGTTTGCTTGGGTCATCTTTATGTTTCCATCTTCTAACACCTTTTACTCTTAATCCATCTACAATTAGTCCAATATCAGAATATTGGCTTATATCAAATACCTCGACCTTTCTTGTACTACATAGGGAAATTAATCTTGATGTAAATTCAAATAAAGAATCCTCCTTGAAATGCAGACCAATCGTTGTGCATTCATCCGTTATCTCATTAGAATGTAGTCTGTCTTTTAAGCCTTCTCTAAATAAAATTAACCCCTGATTTAAAACACAAATCATATTAGGCCATACAGAAGCAGGGTTCTTAGAGCACCATTCTCTTAGGTTTTCTTCGAGGGAATCAAGACTATTACCTCCAAGATCATACGCAAAGATCACCCCAAAAGGCGGTGTATTGCCATATGTGACTGTGGAAGTTGGCCCTAGTTTTTTAGAAATAAAAGAAGGTGAATGTATTTGTTTTAAAGATTTGATATTTTCTAAGCCTTCATTAAGTTTTTGTTTACTTAACTTTGATTTTATTTCAATAATTCCGTAAATAGTTTCAATTGGATAGATCTGAATACTATCTGATGCTTGAAATATAATACTCTTGTTGTTGTCATAGACAATTAAATCTGTTTGCTTTGAAGTTTGGCTATATGAACTAATGATTTCTCCATTTCCTAATTTATATTGTTTAGGAAGTTTGCCATTTTCTAAAAAATTTTTTAAAGCATCTTCTCTATAATCACCTTTAACACCATGATGATTAAATTCAGCAGAAATATAAAATTCAGCCATCATTTTTTGACTTATCAAATTGAAGATTTTTTTGATTTCCATAGATTTTCTCGATATTGCTGGGATAGAGAATAGAGTTTTTAAAATTTTAAGTAATTCTTTAATATTAAATTAGTTATTAATAGTCAACAGTTCGTCCCACAAAAAAGGATTTCTGCTTAATTTATCCCGCGACATAGACCAGTTCCGTCCTGGTACATAACACGTACTTATACCGAGTTTTTTCTTTCCAAATTTGTTGTGAACGTTATCCAGTGCTTTCATCAATTGTTCTTTTTTTTCTATAGCTTCAAAATCCGTGAGAAGGTCATAAGTGTGTCCAACTTTTGGTTCTAGCCCAGTTAGTATGACCCCACATTTTTTATACTTAATACCTTCTTTAAAAATGTGAGATACCATCTTTGTTGCAGCTTTTACGAAATCTAATGCACAATCTGTTGGCTGTGAAAATGAGCCGGTTATTGACTTGTTATAGAAAGGTACATTTTCATCAAAAGGACTAGATTGAACAAAAACAATTAGACAGCCGCATAATGACTCATCATCTCTCAATCTCTTACAAGCTTCTTGAGCATGCATCGCTATCGCTTCTTGAAGGTCAATAAGTTCGGTAACTTTTGCACCAAAAGAACATGACTTAATAATTTGCTTTTTAGAGGGTGGGGTGTCTTCAATTTCAAGGCAAGAGATGCCTTGCAGCTCATTAATAGTACGAGCCATCACAATAGAAAATCTTCTTTGCATCTCTCTGGGTTCACTACATGCGAGATCTAATACAGTGTTAATTTCCATTGATTGAAGCTTTTTAGCATGCTTACGGCCAACTCCCCAAACCTCAGAAACATCTATCTGCGCGAAGAAATATTCTTTGTTGCACGGATCCATGTTTACTAAATCGCAAACGCCATTAAACGATTGATTTTTCTTAGCTATATGGTTAGCAATCTTCGATTCTGTTTTGCTTCTACCGATTCCAACGCACACAGGTAATCCAAGCCATTTCCATATTTTTAAGCGCATATCTTGAGCGACCTTTTCTAGGTCAAAATTTTTTTCATAAGCTGAAAAATCAACAAAACACTCATCTATTGAATATTTCTCAACATCTTCATCAGTTACATACGATGCAAGAATTTTATGAAATCTGCGCGACATTTCAGCGTAAAGTTCATAATTACTAGAGAGAACAATTACATTGTGCGTTTGTACGACTTCTCTGATTTGGAATAATGGCACACCCATTTTTATATTTAAGATTTTTGCTTCATTACTGCGCGCAACGGCGCAGCCATCATTATTTGATAAAACGATGACCGGCTTATTGTTCAAGCTTGGATTAAAGACTCTTTCACATGAGACATACATGTTATTTACATCTATGAGAAAAAAGACTTTATCTTCGTGCCTCATGATTTTTTTCTTGTATTTTTTAGAATATAGGTAACCACGCCCCAAATTATTAGTTCTTGCCCGTCATGAAGATGAATATCATCATAATCTGGATTTTCAGCTTTTAACCAACGCTCATTTTCATCAATCATTAAGCGTTTAACAGTAAAATCATTATCTATAAGTGCAACAACAATATCGTTGTGTTTAGCATCAAGACTACGATCAACAATCAACTCATCATCAATATCAATGCCAGCGTTAAGCATCGAAAGTGATGCCACTCTAACAATAAATGTTGCTTCTTCATTTTTAATTAGGTGCTCATTCATGTCGAGAGTTCGATCAACATAATCTTGAGCAGGAGAGGGAAAACCAGCTGAAACTTTTTCTATAGCTAAAGGTATTGAAAAAAAAGTAGTAGGTGAAACTAATTTTATGGATTCAACCTCACTCAAAACCTTGCCAGCATTGAGATGTGGTTTAATTTCGATAATTGAATTGGGGATAATGCTCATAGTTACTCCTTGATTTCGTTACATAATCAAGATGATATGCTAGAGCAGCGTTTAAATTCAAATTAAAAAAAATGTGGATAAACAAGTAGAAGTCAAAAGTTGACGTTCCTTATAGTGTATTTGGTCGGAAATTCTTCAGTTCTGATCGGGGTTGAGCGGTGAATTCATCAGCTGGCATATCTAAGAAAAAGTCATTTGCTTCCTCATGCTTACAATGAAGCCAGTCATTCCTTAATTTAGGAGGAATAACAATAATAGAACGCTTTTCATCAGTGGGCGCGTGAAATTGATTCATAAAAGGGTGATGGTCAGAGTTAATTGTGAGCATGCTCATAGATCTTATTTCTTCGCCGTTTACGACAGCATATTCATAAATACCAGCTATAGTAAAAGGCATAGCATCTTTACGATAAATTCCCCACCACTCAGGCTTATTATTTATATATTTTGGCTCAAAGATTACATCAGCTGGGATTAAACAGAATTGGTTTTTCTTCCATGCATTTTTGAAACTAGGCTTTTCGTGAACTGTTTCCGTTCTTGCATTGTAAGTGTTATGAACTTTTTTAAGTTCTTTGACCCATGGAGCGACCAAACCAAATCTAGCCAATCGCCATTCCAT